TTATATTCTGACGCCAACACATGCATTTCTTCTGTATCTCTAATTGCCCTCATTGCATCTAATGCAGTTTGTAATTCTTTTGAAATCATCTAGCTCTCCTTGTTTCTAACTATAATTAATAATAACATACTTCTAGTATATGTCAACCTTTTAATTCGTTTTGGTTTATTTTTATCTGATTAACTATGTAGATAATTAATAGTATGTCTTATCCAATCGAACCAACAGTGTTTTTGCCTGAGTCTTATATATTCGAAAACGAATGGTATGAGAAAGACTTCTTTCATAGTCCAGATGGCATACAGGAGTTTCCCAACCATCACTGCAAACTAACATGGCTATTAAGCCAACCTTATGTAAAACATTTCCGCAATGCAGTTGATATTGGTTGTAGGGATGGAGAGTACACACGTTATCTGCAAGAACATTTTGGTCATGTATATGGATTTGATCCACGTTTCCGAAAACTATTTCCACGTAATATACGTAAAGATAAGGTAACCTACTTCAGATGTTGTGTAGGCAATACCATATGTGAATATCCAAGAACTGACGGAAACTATGGCAACCCAGATTGGAAAGATACTATATATCCATTGGATGATTTCAATTTGACAAACGTAGATTACATTAAAATAGATACAGACGGCTTTGAATATGATATAATCAAAGGTGCAGATAAAACCATTAGAACCTACCAACCACTAATAGTATGTGAAGCACAACCAGATTATCGTAATCAAGACCGTGCAATAGAACTGCTAGAAGAGCAATACAACTATCATGTGGTTGCAGTGTGTCCAAGAAACATAGACAGGATAATGTTACCAAAATGAAAAACGGATTACCCAAATACATATTCTTTACAGGTGTGCCTGGATCACGTTGGAGTGGCATAGCACAGGAAATCAAACAAGATGTGCGTTACGATAGCAGTGACAGAGCACCACACAGAGTTTACACTCACAATGAATACTCAGGACACAAAGAAGCATACTTTGGTACAGGCATGGAGTTTCCTGCTATACTAGACGAAGAAAACTTGGAAGAACCATTTGAACGTTCAGGTACAAGACTGTTGATGAGTCATGAATGGCCATATCATTTTGATGCAATAATCAAAAAATACCCTGAAGCATGGATACAGTTGATATACAGAGAAGATGGTAGTAGTTTTGTTTGGTGGAAACAAGCAGGTGGATGGGATATCACCTACCCTGACTATTCATGGTACGAAGATGACGAAACTATGTTTTCCAGAATACGTGAACAGAATCAACTGATACTTGACTTTGCCCAGAAACATGTGTTACAATGGATACAACATCACAAACATAATGATATTTTTATTACCACCTACAAAGGCAAATAATGCTTAATATTAATTACTATTTTGGCACTGGTGGATTCTATGCACTTTGGATAGTGTTATTAGGTACTGATCTCAAATGTATATTTGACGACAAACGTAGTTTAGAAGAAATTTATAAAGACCATTGGAATATTTCAGGTGTTGACACATGGAAAAAAACTGAAATATGTCCTATTAATCACAAGGATAGTGACGTACAGTTTTTTTGCAACCCAGAAAGTGATACATGGAAAAACCAACATACAGGTAAACGTGTTGTAATCTATACCGATGTACAAACACATTTTAAACTTGCACACGCAAAACACGCAGGACCATGGATTGACAAAACCAATCCGCCAGATATGCTTAATCCTGTACTCAAGCCCTACAATGACATAAAATCAGAACATTGGCCAGAAGTTACCACATATGATCAGTTACTTTCTCTAGAAGATTATCAAAAACAAGAACTTGAATTAAGAACTCCTTTAAAAATTTGTGGTAACTTGTTTGAAACTTTTGCATATGTAAACAGTGTTAAATGGAATAATCAAAACATCTATTATCATTATAAAAACCAAATTGATATAGATCAGGCAGATATATGTTGTAACTTACTTGATATTGTTAAGACAAACGGTAATTGTTTATTAAAACCTTTAGGGTATAGTACAAATCAAAAATGCATCAACTTTACTGACCATTACAAAAAACTTCACAGAGGATTAATATGAATCATAAAATATTACACAAACTAGAAAACATGATACACGTATCACCACAATTGATACGCAATCCAGAAACAATGCGTCAAGCAATACGTGGTACGTTTGCAGTAGACGTTGAGGATGTAGAGTTCAACACTATTGGTGAACTGGTTGACAGAATAGATGATAAAGTATTAGATGGTTACTTTAGGCATGTGTGGCAAAGTGAAACGTCAAAGTACAAGTATTCTGGACCAGCATTGATTGGTGAGATCAATCAACTAAAGCCACGTCGTGTGTTAGACATTGGTTGTGGCTACAACGAATTTCGAGGCAAGATAGACAACATAATTGGTATTGATCCATTCAATGATGCCGCTGATATATGTGTTAAAACATTGGATTACCATCCTGAAGAACGTTTTGATGCAGTGTTGGCATTGGGTTCAATCAACTTTGGATCAACATCAAAGATATTTGCAGAATTAGAACACGCAGTAAGTTTATGCAACCCAGGTGCAGTACTGTTCTTCCGTGCCAATCCAGGATTGCCACATCCTAAAGATGAATCAAACTGGATACACTTTTATCCCTGGGACGCTAACTTTGTGGTCAATTGTGCTGATCAACTCAACGTAGACATACTTGACCTACGCACAGATAGTCATAAAAATCGACTGTACTTTGTTTGGCGTACTAAGTAAAAACAATACACTTACAAGCAACTTCTGAATGTAAAAGGGTTCGCTTGTAAAACCCCCTAAATTTTTTAAGGCACTGCCGTTATGGCCGTGGATTCGTTATGGCGGAAATTTATGCCCTTGTGGCAGGTACATTATATGGATTACTGATAGGTATTATACCCGGAGCAGGTGCTACCACTGGATTGATATTCTTATTTCCTTTTATGATGATGTTTCCAGATCCTTATCTAGCAGTTATCTTTGTAATGGCAGTTGTGGCTGCATCAACAACAGGTGATACCTACACAGGTGTGCTATTGGGCATACCTGGTGCTAATAGTGCGGCAGCAACAATGGTAGATGGCTTTCCACTAGCACTACAAGGTCGTGCAACCTATGCTATCAGTGCCGCAGTAACAACATCAACTGTTAACGGATTACTATGGGGTAGTTTGGTTTTCTTTTTATTGCCTTGGTATACAGGACTAATAATGATATTTGGTGTTCCAGAACTGTGGGCGTTTACCTTGCTTGCATTAGTGACAGTTACTTTCGTTAGTAACCGATGGTGGGTACGAGGATTAATTGCATTAGGTATTGGAATATTTGTTGGAATGATAGGAGTTGATCCAAATACAAATGCTGATCGTTTTACATTTGGTTGGGGATATTTGGCAGATGGCGTACAGATATTGCCAATGATTGCAGGCTTGTTTGCTATACCAGAATTATTAGATGGACTTAAAAACAGACACACAACTGCTTCTCCAAACACTGCAAACGGAACACAGACTCGTGAAGGAATCTTAGCAGTATGGGAAAATCGTTGGCTAGCACTACGTGGAGGATTCATTGGTGCATTTATTGGCATACTTCCAGGACTAGGTGGAGCAATGGCAGATTGGATGGCATATGGTCAAGCAGTTGCAACAACAAAGAATCCCTCGGTGCCTTTTGGTAAAGGAAACATAAGAGGAGTCATTGGACCCGAAGGTGCTAACAATGCACAAAAGGCAACATCAATGATTCCTACAGTGTTGTTTGGAATACCAGGGGCTCCATTTGCGGCCATTATCATTGGTCTGTTTATGTATTTGGACTTTGAACTTGGTACTGTTGATCTAGCACAAGACACCAGATTCTTTGATAGTATGCTATATGGATTTATGTTGGCAACTTTATTGGTTGGTGCATTGTGCTTGTGGCTAACAAAGTATATTGCAATGATTGCAACTGTACCGTACAAATACTATTTCCCCTTGTTGTTAACGTTTATAGTAGCGGCATGTGTGCAATACACAGGTGGATGGGAAGATTATGCTATGTTGATTATCTGCTCCATAGTAGGAATCAGTGCAAAGAAATTCAAGTTCTCAAGACCTGCAATGCTATTTGGTTTTATACTTGCAGAAAGAGTTGAGGCTTTAACTATACAGATGCACGGTCTGTATACATTCGACAGACTGTTAACTCGTCCTATATTTTGGACATTGATAGCAGTCGTAATAGCTGTGTTAATTTGGGGTTTAACCAAACGCAGCAAATTAGATTATGCATAACATAGGAGAAACAAGATGCGTAAATTACTACTAACACTAGCACTGTTGCTAGGATACACTACTTCGGCAGTTGCTGATTATACTTTTGTTGTACCACAAAGAGCAGGACAAGGAACAACTGTATGGGCTGAAATAATTGCCAAAGAACTAGAACCTTTTTTAGGTGAAAAGATCAATATTAAAATGTTACCAGGGGCGAGAGATATTCCTGGATTTAACAAATGGCACAACGAAATGCGAAATGATGATAAAACTGTAATGGTATCACATGGCGGTAACGGTGTTTCATTTTTACAAGAACAAGTAGACTATGATTACAGACAGTACGATAGTGTTGGCATGATGAACCTAAACATCATTGCTGGTAAACGCAAAGGTGCTGATATGGACAAGCCAGTATTTCCAGCAGGTTCAGGAATGGTTCCGGAAGCATTTGCAATGGCATTGCTTATATGTGGTCCTGACTTAACTATGGAAGAATACATTGCATGTTTTAAAGAAAATGTTACTTGGGTTAAAGGAATGAAAACATCCGAAAGACGTTTAGCATTCAAACGTGGAGAACTTACAGGTACAAGAGAAAATCCAGCAACTTATAAGAAGCACGTTGCACCAGATGCCAACGCAGAACTTTGGTTTCATCATGGACTACTACAACCAGATGGTTCACATGCAGATGATCCAAACTTTCCAGGATTACAAATGGAAATACTTTATGAAGTATATTGGAAACAAACCCCTAAAGGCGAATTCTATAATGCTTACAAATTGGTAAAATCATTCCGTGATGGATTACAAAAAGCATTATGGGTAAACAAAGGAAATCCAAATAGAGACAAACTTGCTGCCGCATTAACTGCAATGAGCAAGGACCCTACTGCAATTGCTAACCTGATCAAAAAGAACGGTAAGTATGATTGGTATATTGGCAAAGCAGGTGATGCACAACGTGATAAACTGTTGACCTTTGTTAGTGAAAAAACATTAAAGAACCTAGTGAAGTTCAATAAAGAAGCACTAGGACTTAAAAGTATATACAAGGAAGAGTTAACAAAATAATGCAAAGCAATTGGGACACATTAAAGCCCAGAACTGACTACCATTTTGATGCATTTAAAACAGACCCGGCATATGACAGTATGAAATATGTCGGGCGTTTTATGGGTGACTGGAGTCAAGAACTGGCAGAGACCGTTGAATCAAGCAAAGCAATAACTTGGCGTAATAGAAATCCTAAAGATGGAACAAGTAAAGAAATTGATGCTGAAGAATATGATTTAGTTCGTTCTGGTGCTGATGCTGACCTGGTGCTTACTAACCTTGAATATGAATTACTGCCTGTGTTTCAACGTATGACAGATGCACTGCATTTATCAGGTGGTGATAAAAAAGAAATACAAAGTCGTGTGCATGTACAACATCCTGGACAAGTGTGGAACTTGCACATAGACAAACTTGAAAAATGGTTACCAGAAGATCCACATAGTGTATATCGCTTTATGGTTATGCTAAATGATTGGGAACCGGGACACTTCTTACAATACGGTAACTTTGTACACACAGGCTATCGTGCTGGAGAAATATACAGTTTTGATTGGTATAACACTCCTCACTGTACTGCTAATGCCGGCTTAGGCCCGCGTTGTACAATGTTAATAACAGGCGTAGCAACAGACCGCACACTGCGTATGTTTAGCACCTACAATAATAAAATAGCAATATAATAAATGGCAATAAAAAATAATAACCAATTATTGGTTTACATTAAATATGCAAGTGCAGTAACCATACTATGTGCTATGGTTTTGCATGTTGCAGGCATAACTCCTTGGAACAGCATACTACAAATGATAGGTGCTAGTGGTTGGATTTATGTGGGATATAAATGGAATGAAAAAGCAATTATACTAAACTTTTTACCACAGTTTGCTATTATCATTCCTATGTTAATTTGGATGTACTATGAAAATATTAATATTTGGACTTCCTGGTAGTGGCAAGAGCACACTGGCAGAACCTTTTGCTGAACTAATTAATGGCATATGGATAAATGCCGATCAAGTACGAACACACTATGATGATTGGGACTTTACACCAGAAGGACGAATGCGACAGGCAATGCGAATGAAGTTCTTAGCAGACGGAGTTGTTCGTGCAGGTAAAACTGCCATTG